ACAGAACTTGGTGTTGCCAGTTCTGTGGGTGCGCTTGGACTCATTGCCACAAAATTAGGCACAACAAGTGCAGACTTAATCAAAACAGCTTTTGGTGGTTCTACAAAGAACTTTGCTGATGCTTTGAAGGCTCGTTCATCAGGCTTGATTGAGCAACAAAGAAATCTTACAAAACAACAGTTAGACATAACTGACCGTGTGCTTGAGCAAATGGGTAAACGTCCCGCTGTTGCCCAACAAAGGGTAAGTGAGCGTTATGCCGTTCCTGAAAGCACGACAAAAGCCGCACAGCAGATGGCTCCAGAGAAACTTGCAGTGCGTGAGAAATTAGGCGCAAGAGTTGCAAAAGCAGAAACTGAAAGCCAACGTGCTGCACAAATGTCTAATCTTGCACAACAAGATGTGCAAAGAACACAGTCTGCACTTAGCACTATTGAACAGCAAATGGCTTCTCAGCCAGGTATGACTGCTGATGACCTTGGTAGGCTTTTGCAAAACACTACAAAAACTCTGCAAAAAGATGGCGTTGCAGCTAGAAAAAATGCCGCAGGGTATGACGCAGTGTTCCAAGCCGCTGGAGATAAGCCGACCGTACAAACTGCTGGCATCAAGGAAAGTGTTGAGAAACTTGAGAAGCAGACAAGAAATCCAACTTTGCAAAATGTGCTGGCTGAAATCAAATCCCAATTGGTGACAGACAAAACACAAGCATTGTCTTTGCGTTCTACAGATTCCTTGAAGGGATACTTGGATTCAGTCATTGCTGGCAAAGAGATGAAGTATGGCAAGCTGGACAAGGAAATTGTCAGGACAGTACAAAACATCAAAAACCAGTTGATGATGAAAGCCAAGCAAACTCATCCTGACTACGCAAAATCAGTAGATGAGTTCCGCAGAATGTCTCGTCCTCTTGATATTGTCGAGCGTAATGGTGCGCTTAAAAAGGTCATAGATGAAGACCCAGTAAGCACTGCCTATCGCATGACAGAAGCAGAAGTAACTGGATACATCATCCGTAAGGCAAACGCTGGCAACCCTGTGTTTACCAGACTGCTACAAGTACGGCCTGACCTGCAAGACTCTGCTCGTTTGTATTTCACCAAAGATTTGTTTGGCAAAGATGTTGCACCAACTGCAAAGTCTTTTGAGACATGGTTGATGTCAAATGAGCGTCCTTTGCGTCAAACAGGCTTGTATGACGAGTTCAATACCTTACGTAATGCTCAACGCTCTGCTCAACAATCAGTTGATGATGCAAAGGGAGTTGCTGAAACTTTTGCACAGACAGCAAAGACTGCGGAACAAAAATTAGGAGCAGAGCAAAAACTAGCTGGCAAAGCCACAAAGAGACTTGAAGATGTTTTGAAGACAACAGAAACACCTCAATCTCTTGCCAAACGCATGACTGCTGCTGGTAAAGCACCTCCACAACAAGCATCTTTTGCTGCTCGTCAACAGCAACAACAATCGTTGCTTAACACCTTGGATGATTCTGCGGCACAGATAAGCAGAACGACAGACCCCGCAGAAGTTTCCTCTGCTGTTTCTGCTTCTCTAAAAACATTACGTAGTAAAAATCTAATTTCTAGTAAGCAGTTTGATGACTTTATGAGGGATGCTGAGTTGTTGAAAACACAAGCAGATGCACAAACGAGAGCAAGAAAAATCTTGGCTGGCGTGGCTGTAGCTGTGGGCGTACCTTCCATAGGTCTAAGATTTTTTGGTTCACCAAGTTCAGGAGAATGAAATGCCACTTAAACAAGGTAGTAGTCAGAAAACCATTTCTGCCAACATTCGCAGAGAGATGAAGGCGGGTAAACCGCAAAAGCAAGCAATTGCTATTGCACTCACGACAGCACGAAAAGTCAAAAGGAAGGACAGAAAATCATGAAAGACAACTACGGCAAACAAGAGATGGGTAAATCCACTCAGATGGCTATTGACCGCATGGCTCGCCAAGGTGGTGAGAATGAGGTTCGTGCTTCTGAGGACTACAACCGTCAGATGATGAAGATGCAAGCCAAACCCATGACTCGCACCACTCCCCGCAAGATGAAGCGATGAGCAGAAAAAAGCCTGAGAAGGGCATAAACCCTGCGCTAGAGAAAGCTATCAACGAGTTGATGGCTGTGGTCATGCTTGACCCTACCGCTTCCATAACCGACAAGATGAAGGTTATAGACCGTGCCTTGAAGCTAGAAGCCTTGAAGATGAAGGACGCTGACGAAGGGTATGGTGCAGGGTTATTTGGTGACGATGACGAGGAGACATGATAATATGGTTATTCCATTATTAGAGAGGGAAAATCATGGAAGCAACCGCAATCATTCGCCTAGCGTTAGGGGTCATCTCAGACCGCTTAATTACCATTCTTGCTCTGCTCACCTCCTTTGGTCTGGGCTGTTGGGTTATGTGGGAACCAAAGTGGGAGAGGGTGACAACTCTTGCAATTTATGTAATATTCAGCTATCTGCTGGTGAGGATAAAGGAGAAAAAACATGGACATGATTCCGAAAGTCAAGACAACTAAGTTACAGGCTCAAGTTGGCACTGGTATCACACAGAACAAACTGTGTGTGCCTGGTGACTTCACCCCTGGCAAACTCCCCGCAGGTGGTTTCCAGTCCGTCTGGAACTTCAAAAACAACGTGCCTAACGATTACTTTACCCGTAAGGAATCGCCTACCTCTGGTGGTGGTGGAAAGGTGTACTGATGGCTAATAACATCGCCTTTCAGCCTATGGGCAAGACGTACAAGTTAAATGCTGCCACAACAGTTCAGCAACTTACCTTGTATTCAGACAGCCCTGTACAGCAGTACATGTTGGTCAGCCATGAGCCTACTGGTGGTGCTGGCTTGCCCGTTTATGTGCGTATTAGCAACAGTGCTACTGCGAACGTAGCATTGCCTAGTAATGGCTCTCCAAGCTATTCTGTGATTGTCCCACCAGATACCGTCATGGTTATTACTGGCCCACAATCAACAAATACTGCTCCTGTATATGTGTCGTTTGTGTCGGAAACTGGCACTCCAGAAGTTTATGTGACCCCAGGAGAGGGTCTGTAAATTGACCCGATAAGCATCCTCTTTGCTGCCAACGCCTGTGTAGCGGCAATCAAAGAAGGGTGCGAACTCTACAAGCAAGCAAAAACCTCCTTTATGGAGGTTAAGGCCACAGTTGATGAGGCTGTTGGCATTGCCAAAGAAGTACATGGTTTCTGGGGAAAGCTGGCGCAGATGTTTGCTGGTGACAGCAAGCCTACGCCTGTTGCCAAGCCTGTAGCCAAGAAGAAAGAGAAGTATGTTGCCGTTGACGAGACTAAGGTCATGTCAGATGTGGTGGCACAACTCACAGAGTTTTTCCGCTTACAAGAGCAACTTGCTACCCACATAAGAGAAGAAGAAGAGAAGAGCCAGACAGTCTACGACCCTGATGCCAACCTGATGGAAGCCGCCCTCAAGAGGGTTATGGCTCAAGACCAGATGGCAGCACTGGAGGTAACTATCAGGGAAACGATGGTTTACCAATCTCCCCCTGAGATGGGAGCCTTGTATTCCAAAGTCTTTGACATGCGGAATGTCATACAGGAAGAGCAGGAAAAAGCTAGACTTAAGCAAGAGGCGCAAGCGAGGTACAAGGCATGGCAACGCAGGGAGGAAAAAAGAAACTTCCAGGCAAACCTAGCGTATCTTCTAGCGACTTTTACATTCCTCCTTTACCTGTGGCTGTTCCTCCTGTTCATAAATCGGCTGGAGAAGACGTAGTGGGATGGATAGCGGCATGTGTGTTGGTTGCTCTTTTGCTGCCTCTTCTGGGGATGTTGTACTTGGATGTGCTAGAAACTAAGCATGAGGCCAAGCAGCAGATAGAAAAGGTAGAAAAGTTAAGACGAGAGGTGGAGAGGAAAAATCGTGAACAAAACCGTAATCATGATTCTGATGGCATTCCTGATGACAGGGTGCGAAGATAGATTCCGTTATCCGTGCCAAGACCCCAAAAACTGGGAGCTTGCTGAGTGCAAACCGCCTATTTGCACAGCTACTAGCACTTGCCCAGAACAGTTAAACAAACCTGAACAGGAGAAGAAGTGATGCCTACAGTAGTCAAAAATGTCAGCAATCGCCTGACAGCAGAAGAAATTGAAGTCAGGGTCTGGGCGTTTGTCATCGTGGTACTGGTCAGCATCCTGCTAGGAGCTATGGCTATGTTCCTGTATTCTGTGACCTACGTCACTCAGCCCATGTCTGGCATGGCTCCTATCGACAAGATTTACACAAGCCAGATTAGCACCATCATGGTGTTTATTACTGGTGTGCTTGGTGGTGTGGCTGGAAGGTCAGGAATCAAAGCTGTAGCCACTGCCATCTCCAAGTCAGAGGCTAACGACAATGACGAGCCACCCAAGCCATGAAAGGATTGCTGTCTGGTCTTGTAGCCTTGTTAATAGCTTTCGGTGGAGGCTATTTCTACGGCAAGCATGTTGAGGCAAAAGCCCAACAAGAAGAGGTTGACCGCCTGAATACTGTTGCCAGAGCAAAGGAACAGGCTCTAGCCACGGCTGTAACAAAGACTGCGGATGCACTGAGGAATTCAAATGAAAAAGCCAAACTGGTTGCGAAACAGCGGGATGCTGCTATTGATTCTGGTGCTCTCAAGCTGCGCCTCAAAGCGTCCTGCCCCGTACAAACCACCACAGATACCGCCTCTGCCACAGGAAGTAGTGGAGGAGAAGCACGAGCCAACATTGACCCAGAGGTTGGAAAAACTCTTTTCGCAATAGCCGAGGAGGGTGATAGAGCTATACAAAAACTCAATGCCTGTATAGACTTATACAACAAAGCTGTTGAATCACAGAAGGAAATCAAATGAACTTGACTGCCAACTTTTCCCTGCATGAACTGACAAAATCTGAGACAGCCCTGCGTCTTGACTTGGACAACACCCCTGATGAACAGGCCACAGAAAATCTGCGTTTGCTGTGCGAGAAAGTCCTGCAACCCGTACGTGACCACTTTGGCAAGGGTGTCAAGGTGAACTCAGGATTCCGTGCTCCAGCCGTGAACCAGGCCACGGGAGGCTCAAAGACCTCAGACCATTGCCTTGGGAGAGCAGCCGATATAGAAATCCCTGGTGTTGCCAATGCTGACTTGGCTCAATGGATTATGGATAACTTGGACTACACACAGCTTATCCTTGAGTTTTATACAGTTGGCATCCCTGACAGCGGTTGGGTGCATGTCAGCTATGACCCTGACAACCTGAAAAAGCAGGAATTGACTGCTACCAAGGTTGCGGGTAAAACTACATATTTGCAAGGATTGGTTGCATAGGAGTCGATATGGCAAGAAAGAAATTCCCAAATCTATCTGTAGGCAGAGGCGAGAAGCTCTCTGTGAAGAAGGGTGCGGGATTGACTGCCAAGGGTCGTGCAAAGGCAAACAGAGCAACAGGGAGCAACCTCAAGGCTCCCACCAAAGATACATCGAATCCTCGCCATAAGTCTTTCTGCGCTAGAAGCAGTGGATGGACTGGCGAGCGTGGCAAAGCAGCAAGAAAGAGATGGGGGTGCAGATAATGGCATACACACCAAAAGCCCAACGTGGCTTGTACTTCAACATCAACCAACGCAGGGCGGCAGGATTACCACCCAAGCGTCCAGGCATGTCTGGTTACCCCACCAAAGAAGCGTTTGTCAGGTCTGCACGGACTGCTAAACGTTGACATGAACCTTCTGTAGCTCCACCAGCAGGTGAGGGCCGTGATAGCGCATCTCATTTATATGGAATGCGCCCTTAAACCCGTACTGTTTTGCCCAAATCTTGTGGTCATCAAAGTACTCGTAGAACGTGTCAGGCGTGATGATGTTCACATGTGTCGGGTCTTGGAAGGCCGCACTGTGTGGAAAGGCTGGAGTAGAGGACAAGAACTTGCCACCTACCCGCATGACCCTGTAAATCTCTGACATCAGTTCTACAAACGGGTATCTGCGTTGTGGGACATACAACAGTCTGGGGATGTGTTCCAGAAAGTCGTATGCCGTCACGTAGTCAAACAAGTTATCTTTGTAGGGAATAGGCTCTATAGCAAGGTCTGCTTGCTCTAAATCCAGCCCTACAACTGTCTTTGCTTGGTATGGGTTGCGGATGGTTTCTCCGCACCCAAGGTCAAGAGAGATGGTCATGCTGCTGGAAGCAAGCCACCTTCAAACAGGTAGCTACCGAAATGCCCCAGAACCACCCACGGAGCGGCATGAATCTTGTAGCCATGTCTACGTGCTTCTTGGCAGAAGTAGTAGTCTTCTGACAACAAGCGTCCTACGCCTTCTTCGATAGCACAGGCAAAGAACTCCACAATCTTGTCCTGCTTGATTTCGCCAGACAGGAAGGTTACATCGTTGATATAGCTTGGCATCTTTGTAGCCAGGTCTTCCAGTACCTCACGCTTGATAAGCATGAACCCTGTACCGCCATTCCAGATTTCCACAGGCTCATGTGCTGGTACTGTGACTGTGCCAGCATAGTCAACAAGGTTAACCACCAGAGAACCTGTACGGGTTTTCAGTTGGTCAACAGGCACACCATCTTTGACTGCTTGCTCGACACCATGCCAGTTGATTTCCTTCTTGGGGTAGATGCCACAAATAATATCTTTGTCAGCGTCAATCATTGGAACGATGTCAGCGGGATTCCAGCGGATGTCTGCGTCAATAAACATCAGGTGCGTAGCTTCCTTCTTATTGAGAAAGCCATGTGCAAGAGCGTTACGCCCACGCTGGATGAGGGATTCGTTGAACATGCAGGAGAAGGACATGTCGATGTCGTTAGCCCTCATGACAGCGGTTGTGTTGACCAGTGACTGACAGTAGTAGCCTGTGGTCATCCCACCATACATAGGGGTAGCGATGAAGATGTGAGCCTTACTCATTGTTGATGACCTTTGTCTGTCTTCATGATTTCCTGTGCATCTTCAAAGCCAGCAGCGTAGGCAATGTTCCACAGTTGTTGCAGGGACATGTTCACCAAGTTCATGGTGTAGTTCATGCTGTTGTTGGCCTTGTTTACAGAGTCTTGGCTCATCTGGATTTGTTGTGGTGTTGGTTTGATGTCACTCATGATTTTTCCTTTTAGATTTCCAATAGGGATTGTTTTTTCCCCACTGATATGTTCCGTGTTTTTTCCTGTCTGCCACGTTGTTTGCTGGTGTGTCCCACCTCAGGTTTTCAAGTCTGTTGTCTGAAGCCTTGCCATTTGTATGACAACACTGCATTCCTTCAGGTCTTGGACAGACAAATGATTCCAAAACAAGAATGTGAACAAACTTTAAAACCTTGCCGATACGAACCCTCCAATAACCATCATGGTTTTTTCTGGGATTCAAAAGTCTTTCTGGAAGTCTTCTGTCTCCATACGTTGAGTGTTGAGCAATATGCTCAATCCTTTTTACCCTCCCCAAATTTGAAACTTGATAATTTGGAAAGCCATGAACATCTACCCACTTTTCCATAAAGACTCCTAAGAAAGGTCAACGATACGCATGACGTATTTTCCCTTAGAATTCTTTCTGTGTCCATGAACTTCAATTCTGATTCCAGCATCTCTGACAAGAGCTAACGTGTCGGAGGCCATAATCTTTTTTATGCGGTCACTGACAGCAGAGGCTGTTACCTGCACTGCCAGTACCTCACCCTTGCGGATAGCAAGAAGGTCAGCCCACCCCCACAGGTCTTTTCGTTGTTTAGTGAAGCTGTTCCACTTCTCAACAATTTCAACGTGGTAGCCAAGCTCACGCAGATGAGCCAGACTACGCTGTGTGGGTGAGGTTTTTGTTGCCATCAGAAGCAGGTAGTGTTGCAGTTATTCCCATAACAACACGTTGTGCAAGTTACCATCCTGCCTTGATATGTAACTGTTTCTGTGTGGCAAGCAGCCCAAGCACTCAGAGTTGCAAAAACCAAATACAAACCTAAAACTTTTTTCATTTGTTTCTCCTTAAAAAGGTACGTCAGAATCATCTAATACAAATTTACTCGCTGGTTTACGTGCGTAGTTAGAAGGCACTTCTTTGTCCTTCATCTCTTCCTCACGTTTCTTCTTGCTCCAGTTATCTTCTTTCAAAGCAAGCAAGTTGTGCCCTCGGCTGGTTGGCTTTTGCCACGCTGCAATCTTCAACTTCTCACCTGCTTTGTAGTCCATCTCTAGAACAACAAACCCTTTATAGTCTGGGCCTTTGGGAGACTTACGCATCTCTTCTTCTTCCCAGTACATGACACCTGAACCAGGCATCTCCTTGTGTGCATTTCCTGTTGCCATTTCAATCCTTTCGTGTAAGTGTGTACTTGGCAAACTTCTTCCCGCCTTGGTTAACCATCTCCGTAAAGATTCTGTGTCCGTCTTTTCGCAGAGATTCGATATGTGCTGCAAGCCTGAAACAACCATATTCATTTAATGCCTCCAGTGGTGTCAGGCTCCCTATGTCCCTCAAGTGATTTAAGACCATCATTCGCTGAGTCCCGTATCTGGAGGTTGTTGGGACATGTCTGGCTTTGGGGAGCTTTGTCCTCCAGCGGTGACGATGGCTGCTTTGAGTTTGACTTTATCCAAGCTGTTGAAGTTTTCTGTAACACCTGTATTGCATGTTGCGAGGGCAGCAAGTTTTGCTGTCTTTTCCTCCATAGAGAACTTTTGGCTGGAGACAATTCTGTTAACCATGCTGGCATAGCCATCTATCCAATCTTCAGGCGTTTCGTATCGTTTGTAAGGTTTGTCTGAATTCGGTACGTGAAGCGCAAACGCCCCATCGTCCTCTTGTAGAACATCCTCTGGTACATCCTCCACCCGCTCCACAGTGCCCATGTGCTTGACCTTCTGTTCTGCGGGAGGATTGAAATCTTGTACCTCCTCTGGGGTGTAGACACCCACCACGCAACCTGGGAATACAGAGCGGATTCCTTCGCTAATGACACGAGCACGGAGCATCGCTCTTGGGTAGTTCTTCCAGTTATCCTTGTTGGCGATTCCAATCTCTTTCGCTTGGCGTAGAGTCCAACTGAGTTCGAGAGAACCGCCCTGCGGGTGCGTGAATAATCCCGTGACCTTTTCATCTGTGTATTCCTTCCACTGTACGGAGCCACCTGCTTGTTGGAAACGAGCAAGCATTGCATCTGCTTTCAATGCTGGACGGCCTTGTATGACATGGAAGTCACGCATAGCGATAGCGGGATGCAGACCTTCTGCTTGGCATAGCAACATGATTGCCATAGCTTCTTGTGGGTTTTTGAACCCGAACATCTTGCTGGTGGCAGCAACCTCTGCCATAGCTTGGATGTCATTCAGCGGGATTATGTTCATTTGGAACCTCCTTGTAGTTACGTTGTTTCATCATTGCGTCTGCCAATTCGTAAGCCATTGATGGCATCTCTGAAAATAAAAAATCGTTGTCAATTAACGATTGCATGGCGATACCAGCAAAGTAGTCCCGCAAGTCCATACCCTCAGAAATGGTTGTTTGACCACTTGTAGGGTGTTTGTGCATGTAGGGATAGGCTTTCATACCACCACCTTTCTTGGACGACCAGGCTTGGCTTTAGGTGTGCCATCTAGCTTGATTCCATACTTTGCGTAGGAGAGCTTGAGCAGAGCATCTACTTGTGTCTGTAAAGTGTTGTATTTACTAGACATTTGTTTCATTTCTGCTTCTAGCAAAGTAACTCGTTGCTGTTGTTTCTCTGTGAATAACATGTGAACCTCACTTCAGTAAAAATCTACGGGAGCCAGGAATATCCCTGACAAACTGGTTATAGATGTCGGGCATGGCAGACTGAAAGAGCTTGCTGTCAAACCTTGCAGAAGGTTTAGCGTTCTTCCAAGTAGCCAGCACCTGACCTTCTATGCTGGACAGGGTGGAGGCTTCCCCCATGTAGCCAGCCACCAAGGTTTGTAGCTGTTCTTCCTGTGCTTCTAGAGCCTTGATGTTGGCCTTGACCTGACTCAGGGCTAGACAGGCTTGTTCAACGCTTGCAGAGGCTGTTTTAAGGCTTCCTGTGGCCTCCTGTGGGTACAGGAGTTTGACCTGTTCTAGGTCTTCAGGTGGTAGGGTGGTTCCCGCTTGGACATGACCCCACACCATAGCCATTTGCTTGATAAGTTCGTCTTTTTGGTTCTCTGTAATATGAAACGGAATGCAGACGAACTCTTGACCTCCGAATAGAACGGCGAGATAAACCATATCGACACCGAATACAGCAGCTTCGTGTACCAATTGAGCAACATCCGCAGGGGGTGCGACACCAGACACATCGTACTTATTACGCACACCAGCGTTGTAGTTCTTAGCTTCGACAAGTATTGTTTTTCCACCGAGTTTCCCGCAGAAGTCAAAATGGCTGCGTAACCAGTTATGTTTAGGGTGGGTCAGAGCGTCATCAATCTTGGTTAGCTCTGTCTTGAGTTCAGCTTGGGCGAGTCTGCCGATAACTGGTTCCATCACATGACCCATCTGGACAGCTTCTATGCCAGACAAGTCGGGGATTTCCAGCTTGCCAAGCTTAGTCAGGATGACTTCGTTGGCTTTGCCGTTAGCTACCTTGCGGGAGTCTCCGCTCCATATCGCAGAGTTACGGGTTTCGGGGGAGAAATCAGACATTTGGCATCCCCTTCATAAGTTCTTCCTCTTCTGCTGTCATCACATCGTCAGCGGCAACCCAATTTTCTCCTGCGGGTTTGCAGCGGCCAGAAGTGTATCTTTCAGTGGAGCAGTAGGGTAGTTCAGGGATGGTGCGTAGAAGGCCTGTAACTAGGCTTATAGGCCTGTCAAAGCCGCATCTAGCGTACTCTTGGTCATCAGGTAAAACCTCAGAGTTGAGGATGTGGATACAGTTTATGCATAACTTTGTCATGGTCACGAACCTTTCAAATGATTGGGATTAGATTATAAGCACAGTTAGTTAGATGATGTCAAGTATTTATTTCATGTGAACTTCTCCAAAACAATATTTTCAAGTTTCTTTACTGCCACACAAAGGTCGTCGTGCAAATAATCAGGAAGCATATTTTTTGTACTGAATGCCCACGATTCCAATGCCGACAAAAGCTTGATGATGCTGAGTGCTTCTTCTTTGCTCATGTGTTCTTCTCCTTGAGTTTGTCTTCAACCGCCCCGACCAATGCCCCTGTGCGATGCCCGTGTTCTTCAAACAAGGCTATGCGTTCCTCATCCGTCAGCCCTACCCATGTGCGCTGTGGTGGGTGGGTGTATAGCATCACCTCGACACTATCGGATGTGACGAGTTTTTCCTGCAATACTTCGATTGCTTTGGTATCCCACTCAACATCCCATCCTTCATATTCAAGGCCATCGCTTGTATCAATAATCCCGCCAAGAGTAAGTGCGCCCACAGGCTCTTGGCTTTCAAACTCTGCAATGGCTTGGCGAAAAATAACCTCAAGCTGGTCACAAACTGTTGGCGCATGAGGCTCAGTCAACAGCAGTTGATATGCCTGTTTCAATACTTCAATCATGCTTGTTCTCCTTCCTGATTTTGTAATGCAGCAACAGGATAAGTGGGGCTAAACCCACCAGCAAACCTGTGGTTAAGGTAAGTATCCAAGTCGTAAAGTTTTCCATGTAAGTCTCCAGTTGTGAGTAGGGCTAGGTCTATGTCTCTTGCTAGGTGGGGCTTACCTAGCTTGACTTCATCTAGCAGTTGGTTGGCTTGTTGTTTGTTCATGGTTTCTTTCAGACAATACAAGGGCTACGGTAGGGATGATGATTAGTCGGTGTCCCTACCTTCAACCTTGTG